TTGCAGAATGGGGCAACCTAGACGTTATGGTAGACCCATATTCATTATCAACACAAGCGGCAACAAGAATTGCAGCTTTCTATGATATTGATATTGCAGTAAGACACGCAGAGTCTTTCTCAGCTATCTTAGACGCAAACGCATAAATATAAATAACGAGGGGGGAATTGACTCCCCCCTTTCTCTCATATAAATTTATTCTATGAAAATTAAAATCTTAAAAGCAACATATATAAAAGGCGAGTTTGTAGCAGTTGGTCAAATTGTTGATGCACCAGAAAATGATGCACAATACTTGATTGGCATGGGTAAAGCTATAAAGACAGATGAATCTGTAAAAGAAGTTGAACCAGAAGCAAAAGCTGAACCAGTTAAGAAGAAAAAAAAACTGTTCACACGCTAACTAAAACTAATTCATCTTTTTTAGTAAGCACTAATCAATGGAAATCCCTTTTAAAAAAGTAGATATAGATTGGATTGATATTGTTAGTTTTGCAGAATGGATGGATAAAGAAGAAATATCCCAATTAAAACCTAGAAACTGTAACACCAAAGGTCATCTTTTTAAAAAAGATAAAGATGTAATTATAACTTTTGCTTCCGTTTGTTTTGATGAAGAAGGAAAGATAGAATCATTTTCCGACATAACTGTCATACCTACAAAAAATGTGATAGACATAAGATATGATTGAAGATGATGAAATTAGGGATATATACTTAAACACAGATGACTTTGCCCAAGTTGCAACGTACACACCACAAGGAGGTTCGGCTTCTACTATTTATGGTATTCTTGACCAAGAGTCAGAGGATATTAGTGGAGGTGGGGAAGTTAATGTATTATATTCTATTACTAGTTTTACGACTAGGACTTCCTACGTTTCTTCTGCTTCTTTTGGTGATAGCCTATCTACAGGAGGCACCAATTATACAGTAAGAGAAGTTAGACCAGACGGTAATGGTATGACCATTTTAATTATTGAACAAAATTAATGGCACACATAAGAAAAACAATAAGAGAAAACATTGTTACAACCTTAACAGGTTTATCTACTACTGGTTCAAGTGTTTACGAAACTAGAATATTTCCAATTAACTACGCAAAATTACCTGCGTTAATGGTTTACACACAAGATGATAATGTTGTTGAATATACAATTACATCATCTTCCAGAACACAACACAGACAATTAACTTGTATTATAGAAGGTCATATCAAAGCCACTGCAAACATTGATGATACTATTGATACTATTTCAGAAGAAGTAGAAGAAGCTATGAGTACAGATAGGACTAGAGGGGGTAATGCAAAAGATACAAGATTACAGACTACAGAAATAGAATTTGAAGAAGCTACTCAGAAAGTAGGGCTTGTCAGATTTACATACATTGTTGATTATGTAACTATAGAAAACGCAGTACAAACAGGAGTATAAAATGTCAGTTAAATTATATAAACCAAATGGCAAAGACACTATCTTGGTTACAAAAGATATGGTCGAATATTATAAAAAAATGGGATACACAACAGAAAAAAAATCTGATACACCTATTTTTAAAGTTAAACCAAATACAATTAAGGAGTAAAAATGGCAACACATACAGGCGTAGACGGAACTGTCAAAATCGGAACTGATGCAATTGCAGAAGTAAGATCGTTCAGTTTAGACACCTCTGCGGAAATTTTGGAAGATACTACACTTTCTGACACAAGCAAAAGCTATAAGGTTGGTAAAAAAAGCGCAACAGCTACAGTTGAGTGCTTTTGGGATGAAACCGATACTAACGGACAGATTGCTTTTACAGAAGGTTCAGAAGTAACTTTAAACTTATACCCAGAAGGTTCTGTAACAGGCGATTACTATTACACAGGAAGTTTTATTGTAACTTCTACAAGTGTTTCAGTACCTACAGACGGAATCATTGAAGCAAGTTTTAACGCAACATTAAACGGCGATTTAACAAGAGGAACTGTAGCTTAATATTGATTTTTAGATATTTAGGTTTATAACTTAATTATGTCTAAAAAATCAAAAGCAATTGAGTTTGCAGTAGAACATTTTTCTAGCAAAGGTGTTAGAAAAATTGAAGTTCCCGAATGGAAAGATGCTGACGGTAATGCGTTAGAAATTTTTGTTTCCCCCATGACATTAGCTGAGAAAAGAAGATTGTACAAAGGTACGAAGGCAGATGATATTGGGGTTTTGGCAGATGTTCTAATTATGAAGTCAAAAGATTCTGAAGGAAATAAATTATTTAGTTTAGAAGATAAAGAAACCTTGATGTTTAAAGTAGACCCAGATGTTTTATCTCGTGTTGCTGAAGAAATTATGGTTGCTCCAAATGTTGAGGATTTTGAAAAAAACTAAATGAGGATAGGGAGTTAGAGGCTATTTGCTTCCTATCCGAACTACTACAACAACCTATTAGCCAGACCTTGAATATGTCTGTAACAGAGTTTAATCTGTGGATAGCATATTTAGAAAGAAAACAAAAAAACCGAAAGAAGAATGGCTAATAAACTTAAATTTGACATTGCCGCTAACGACAGAACCAAAAAAGCATTTGGTACGATCAAAAAAGGTCTTGGTGGAATCACAAAAGCATTAACAAGTTTTAAGACAGCAATTGTAGCGGCAGTTGGTGTTGCAGGTATAGGTTTATTAGTTAAAAGCAGTTTAACTGCTATAGATCGAATAGGTAAACTTTCACGTCAATTATTTATTTCAACACAAGATTTAGGTGCTTTCCAATTGGCGGCGGACTTGGGTGGTACGTCATTAGAAGCATTTGCCAAAGGTGCTAGAACTTTAGCAGTTGGTATCAATGACTTTCTTGTCAAAGGTACAGGTGTAGCAAAAGAAGCATTTGAACAATTAGGAATTACACAACAAGATTTAAAAGCAACAAACGGAGATTTGTTTGCACAGTTTGAATTAACTGCTGATGCCTTAAACAAGTTAGAAGGTTCTACAGATAAAACTGCAATAGCTTATAAATTATTTGGTGGTCGTAATATTGAATTATTAACTGCTATTGAAGGTGGAGCGGCAGGTTTAAAAGAAATAAGAGATCAAGCAGAAAGGTTCGGTTTAACATTATCTGCTGATATGGTCAAAAGAGTAGAAGATGCAAACGACTCAATGACTAGAATGAGTTACAGATTAAAAGGTTTGCGAGATAATTTTGTTGTAGCTTTAGCTCCTACATTAGAAAGAATTTCAGAAGCTATGGGCAAAATGTTTGATAACTTTGTTGCATCAAATGGTGGTATTGAAAAATTTGCTGAATTAATGGTTACTAAATTATTAATGGCTATAAGGGCTATTGTTCAAGCAATAGGTAACATGGTTTTCTTTTTAGAGGACACTGTATCTAATATTAAAGAAATTTTATCTTGGATGGGTTTATGGTCTAAGACACAAGAAGAACTTACAACAGATATAGAAGAATCTCAAAAACAATTAGATAAGTGGTTAAAAACTGGTAGAGATGATCCTTTTGCTTTAGAGGTTATTGAAAAATATACAAACAAAATTGCAAACGCAGAAGAAAAATTAAAAAGATTACAATTACAAACACAATTAACTCATGGTGAAGGTACAACATCTGCAGAAGTGTTTTTAACTATTGATTCTGTTCTTGCAGACTTAATTGTAACTATGGATGAATACAATAAAGAACTAAATACCACAAATGATTTATTAGGTGAACAACAAGATGCCCATATTCTTTTACATAATGAATACATGGAAAATTTAAAAGAAAGAGAAAACGAAGAAAAAAGAGTATATGAAACTATGAAATTTCTTTCCATGAAAAGATATATGGAAGATAAGTTAGCTATGGAAAAGAAAAAACAAATGCAACGTGAATTTAATAGTTTTATGTTAGACACTTCTTTATCTACTTTTGAAAAATTAGGTTCATTAAACGCAAAAGCATTTAGAATTTATAAAGCCCTAGCAATAGCAAAAACAATTATTGCTACAAGAGAAGCGGCAGTTCAAGCCTATGCTAGGTTCGGTGGGTGGCCGTTTGGTGCAATCGCCGCCGCCGCCACTATTGCTGAAGGTATGGCACAAGTTTCTGTTATTCGTTCTCAACAATATTCTGGTCGTAGGTATGGTGGTTCTGTTCGTGAAGGTCAGCCCTACATGGTTGGTGAAGCAGGTCGTGAATTATTCGTGCCTAATTCTAGTGGTAGGATTGTTTCTAATGATGATTTAAAACAACAAAACGGAATGAAAGCAGTTAATATCACTTTTAACATACAAGCAAATGACACGGAAGGATTTGATGATTTATTATCTAAACGTAGAGGGTTTATTATTAGTATGATTAATCAAAGTTTAAACCAACAAGGTAAAGAGTCTTTAGTTTAATGAGCGGTTCATATCCAACAACACCAGAGTTTCAATCAATTGGTTTTGCTTCAGAACAAAAAACAATTACATCAACGACTGATAGTGGAAAAATGTTTGCAGTACAAATAGACGGTCAAAGGTGGAAATTTACAGCCAGATATTCACCAATGGATGTATCAGAATTTAATCCTGTCTATGCTTTTATTATGAAACAAAGATCGCAAAAAGAAACTTTCACTATTGTATTACCAAAAATATCTTATGCAAAAGGTTCTGAAACAGGAACTATTTTGGTCAATGGTGTACATAATGCAGGCGATACAACAATAAATATT